CAGAGCCTACTGTAACTGTGCCGTCATTGTCGTTGGTAGACAAGTCCTGTACTGTGGTTGTGCCTATGTCGTTTTGGAAGTCGTACTCAAAAGCAGTAGAGCCACTAATAGTTAGTTTAAAGTTTTGTAAAGTGCCACCGCAGTTGTTAAATCCATTTAACAATGAATATATTCCAATGGCTGAGTTGTTTGTAAAACCATTTGCAGCAGAAAAAGTATTACTGTATATTGTAACATTATCAACTACATAAGTTAGTGTGCCATTATTCACAGTAATTTTGTGTGTTTTTACAGAACCATCAAAAAAATCAACACTTTGGTTGTGACTTACCTGTCTTGTTCCTCCGTTGGGATAAAATACAATATTAATTGAATCAAAAGTTGATACTCTTTCAAGAGTAAAACCACCTTCATTAAAGGTGTTATTTGTATTTGTAACAATTTTCCCAAAAGACTCTGTATTTGATATAGAACCAGTCCACTCAAACTCAAAATTATTACCAAGCGTTACGGGTTCTGTAGCAAACGAATCAGCCACTCCATCAAACGTAGCCACCTGCTTGGTCTTGGCGTTGAGTGCGGGGACTTTAACTGCTCCGTTAATATCAAACCCATACTCGTGGTTCCAAGACTCGATGCCGTCTAACGTAGTCCAAGTAGCACCTGTAATTATCCCGTGTCCATTATTACCGCTTATGTCGTACGCTTTGGTTCCAGAACCCTCTGCTAGGGGTAGATGGAAGCCTGCACCTTTTGAAGAGTTGGTTACGGATACATTAGATATTTTACCATTAAAGTTAAATCCGTTTGTTCTGGCACCAATCTGAAAGCCGTGTGTGCCACCGTGATTAGAATGAACCCTAAACGTTGTGTCGGTTTGAGTTGTTCCATCGGTTAAGTTTTCTAAAACAAAGCTAGTAACCGCACCAGTTGCACTATATGTTAATGTGGTTCTATATAGCTTATTCAGCTCTACTGCAAAAATTCTATATGAATCGGCTGTTAAATTATTAACGTGAAAATATCCATCTATAATTAAAAGTCTATAAGTTGCCGCCCCGCAAGCGTAAATTACTTGAGGATCCGTAGTCAAACCCTCTTGAATAAATGTTGACGTAATAACACAGGAGCCTAGGTTGGTTTGAGTGTTTGCCGTTAAGTCAACGCCTCCCGCAGAATTAATATCTACACGTTTATTCACATTACCATCAAATTGAAGGCAGTTAACATCCGTAAGGTCGGCATCCACACCCTTAGAGTTAGCAAGGGTTTTGCCATCTGCTGTGGGCTGTGTAAGCCACGAAATAAGATGGTCTATAGTGGGCAATAACCCACCTGCCCGTGTAGCAAGCTGTCCTAAGTTCAACCAAAGAGACATAACCTACCCTAAAGAACGCACATTAATAGAAGCTGATCCACGAACCTGTGTTTGTCCTGAAGGTACAGCGAATGGTCGTGTAACTCCATATGGCGGAACATAGAAACTTCCTGCTGTAGTTCCATCAGCGGCAGGTGCAGAAGACCCATAGGCTACATAAGCTCCTGAGCCAGTAACGTCTTGCACTTCAATAAATCCACTTACAGTAATAGCGGCAGTTCCTGTACCCAAGCTAGTCATTCCACCTACTTGTATAGGTGATCCTGTTTTTGTATAACGATAACCAATCATAATCTTTTTTCTCCCTCGCCCTCTGTTCTAATAAAATGTTAAAGTATTGTCAAGTAAATTAATTAATAATATTTAGGTGTTTTAGGTTTCTTTTTTGTTTTACTTCGTTTTTCATATACACCTACACCCACACCCAAAAACTCTGGTATAAATACTGAGGCCGTTTCTATAGAGTTGTATTCTTGATCATACGAATCTTTTAAAGATTGAGCTACAATAGGTGCAAACGACCAAGCCTGTTCCTTCCAATCTTCAGACCAAACAATATCTTTGTGTGTAAAAGGGTCTTCTTTAAATAATAGTTTATGACTTAATGATAATATCGGGTTAAATTTATACTCAACAAACTTAAACATTTCATTACGAACATCTTTTTTAACCTTTTCATCGTATATTAATTGAAAATATTCAGAGTCGTTTTTCTTTATCATTAACATCAATAATCTTATTGGCTGAACTAAACCACCAAATATATCATATCTTCTGTTACCAATAACAAATTTACCAAAATCAGAATCTTCTGGATCATCTCCTACATCAGCACCATTTGCGGCCGCTAAAGCTAATACAGCAGAAGCTGTTCCCGCCAACGCAAGCCATTGTCTAGCCATCTCTCCTCTTAATTCAGGCTGTTTAACCATATTAGTTATAGCGTATGCGGGAGCTTGTATTCTTGATACAGCAAATCGTGGAGAGAAAAACGCTTGTGATAATGCAATAGCCGCACCATTAAATTGACCTAGTTCTCCACGACCTGTAGCTACATTGACATATCTAGCATAAGCGAATTTAGCTTCTTCGCTTGCTTCTGGATGTTTACTTATAAAGTCATCAAACAAACCTGTTCTCAAATGATTTAGGCCTGTAACCATATGTCGCTCTGATGCACTAACAATCTCACGAACACCTACAATTTTTTGTAACAATGTAGTAGCAAAACTTTCTTCACGTTCTGTTAATGCACCATCCATTGTAGAAAGTTCTAATCCGTAATACATTCGTGATGGATGCAAGTCCATGTTTCTTAAATTTTCATCAAACAATCTAGCATTACCCTTAGAGAAAAATGCTTGGAATGCCTTGCCAAACGATTTAGCGGCTAATATAGGATGCCCTGCTGATACAATTAATCCCTGACGCAACAGATAAGACATATCAGCCGTAGCTAGTAAAGCACGAGGCACACCTGCTATTTCTCTGTACCAGTAACCAAATGTTTTTTCCTGCATATTAAATATGCGATCACGCAACTGAGCCTGCAAAGCCGCACGCTCCATAATTTTTTGCTCAAGTTCTTTATTGCGAATAGGCTTAGGTTCTTTTTTAGGTTTTTTAGTTTCGACTAAATCTTTAGCCGATAATTTGAGCTGTGCCTGTAGTTCTTTTATTTGATCGTCAATCTTAGATATTCGTTGCAACTCACGCAAATCTTGCCTTGCTTGTTGTAACCGAGCAGACTCTTCTTTTTTATTAGTGCGTGGAGATACAGCTTGTTCTATACCTTCTTCAATGCGTCTTATTCTATCGTATATAGCGTCAGCTTTTACATCATCTGAGTTTAATATCTCCTGCCGAAGCTCTTTTAACTGAGCTTTTAGTTTACTTACTTCAGCGGAGTCTGGCTTTAAAAGTTTTTTTTGTTTTATAACGCCGTCTAATAAATCTTTTATTTCAGCACGAAACCTAGCTTGTTTCTTAAGTTCAACTAATTTAGTTTTATTAGCATTCTCTACTTGCTTAACTTTAGCAGGAGTACGATTAGAAAGAATATTCATTATATCATACTCAGACTTTTCTGGTAGATGAGTTCTTATTTTAGAAATTAAGTCATCTAAATCTGTTACACCTTCTTCTACAAAAGTTCTAGCTAGATCAGCTACGGCCTTACGCATTTCAGGCGTATACTCGGCTTGGTCTACTTTACTTAATCGCACTGTCGAGCTATCTTCATTAACAACAAATCCCATGTTTTTAATAATTTTTAGGTATTCGTTACGCTCTCTGATAATTTTTACTTTATCTCTTTTGGCTTTGTTAACAAATTTTTTATTTGTGGTTGAAATAAACTCTTCAGACGATTTACGCAAATCTTGTTCTTCAGCCTCGCTAATAGTTTTATTTATAAAATCTATTTCTTCATTTAGTTTAGCTATTTCTTTAGCATATTCAGTTAGGTCTTGTCTTTCTTCTTTAGTTAACTCACTGCCTTTTTGTTTTCTAGCTGATTCTAATACTCTAGGTAGTGCATAAATATTTAATTTTGTTTGAGACAATTGAGCAAAACGCAATCCTCTTGCAAACTGAGAGGTCATAGATTGTGCAACAGTAAGTAAGTTTTCTAAGTCTGCTAATTTATTATCTAGCTCTTGTAGTTTATTAGATTCGGTTAGTGTCGCACCATTTGCCTGTGCTTCTTCTACCTCTCTACTTACTGTCATTATTTCTCGTTCTAACTCATCTTTACGTAAAGCTAATATAAATACATGATCTGGATTCATATAAACTTTTTTGTCAGTTCTAAGCCTAGATAAATTAGATTTAACTAATTGATTTGCACCATCAGAAGTATAACTTTGTTGTATTCTTTGAACTACACTTTCAAAGTGTTGCACTTCGTTTTGAGCTTCACCGTCAATAAAATATGCTTCTCGTGTTTTATTTATATCTGCTTTAGTCAACGATGTAGTACTAGCACGCTCTGCTAATATATCTGAATCCATAAGAGGTTGTTCTTTAATTTTAGATACTAACCCTTTTATAATGTCAGCTACATCTTCTGGTATTTGTTCACGACTTTTAGCAAAACGAACTTGTTGTGGGTCTGGTATACCTGCGGCTAATGCTTTTTCAACTTCTTTAGATGTCTTAGCTATAGAAAATTCTGGATCAGATCGATCTCCATATACAGGGTCTTTTACAAAAACTACATTACCAACTTGAATTGCTTCTGACCCAGATAATACTGGTTGTCCTGTTTCTCTATCAAAAAAATATCCAAACCTAAATGGATTAAATCCTACCTGTATCCATTTTTGCTTAGACTTTTTCTTACCCTGCATAATTGCAAGAACTTCTTTAGCTCTTTTATAATTTTTTTCATCTGTATATTCTTCGTAAAAACCCTCTATACGACTTATAGGTGTTTTCTTTTTACCTGTTGCTATTTCATATGCGGTAAAATGAGATTGGCTTTTAAACACAGGATTTTTTAATCTAATGCTAGGAACATAAGACATAGCACGACCAGTAGATTTAGCATTTAGCTTACCTTCGTGTAAAGTAACAGCAAATACACCAGTTTCTTTATAGGTAGGAATATCTAAACGAGCAGAAATTTGATCTCCATCTTTTATTTCTACATCACCTACACCAGTAATATTAGCATTATTAATACCTATTTTATCTAAAAACGATTTACTTCTACCTGCGGCTCTCATAGCACTTTTTATAATGCCTGTATCAATTCTGTCTGGTAGTTCTGTGTATGGTTCAAATGGGTCTTCTTGCATTACTATTTCAGCATATTGATCTGGCGTTATTTCACCTCTTACTAACTGTAAAGCGGCTTCTATAATTTTTGGTTTTCTTTCATATTCTTGTTTTTCAAATTCTGGAAGTCTTATAGGGTCAGTAATACGAAGCTCTGCCGCAAAACTAGATTCAATAAGTTTCTTTTGTACTTGTGATCCTTTGTAAGTAAGAAGGCTTTTACCTAATTGATTTATTATTCTATTAAAGTATTTTTCTGCATTGTATTTTACAGGCTTACCATCTTCATCAGTACCCTCAAACTCTGGTATTACTTGTGTAGCATCGAGAGTATCCTCAAGCATTAACACTTCTATTGTATCACCTTTTTCAGCTTCTAAATGGTATGCATACGCATCGTGATAATTATCGCTATTAGGATCAGTTTCAACAACTTTAGGTAATCCAGAAAGTTTAATAACATTTACAATTTCACCTCTAGCAACTTTTTGTAAATCTGGATCAGCTAATAATTTTGCAAAATAAGGATGATCTCCAATAGATGGGTATTTAACATTTCTACCCATTCCTAATATTGTTGTAATAAAATCTTTTCTTTTAGCAAATGATAACTCTCTTACAATTAACGAAACTTGAAATACAGCTTCTTCTACAGTTTCTTGTTGTACTGCTTCTTCAACAGCAGGTAATAACTCTCTTACACTTTCTTTATCGAAAGCCTCTATAGCCTCTTTTTGAAACTTTTCTAAAGTTAATTCACCTTGTTCTATAGCTGTTTCAAAATGACTAACAACTGCTCTTAATACACTATTGTTTGATAGGTGTGCATCTTCTCCCATAATAATAGGAGTTAGATAATAAAACCCATCAGCAGTATTACCATTTTCGTCTTCTTGTAATTTTAATTGATCTACTATTTTTTGAGCCGCTTCTTCTGTTGAAGCCGCCCAAGCATAACCAGTTATTGTCGGATAATAAATACCACCAAAAAACTTTTCTTCTCCATAAGCACCGCCTGCTAATCTGTCAGCCATTATTGTACTAACAACTTTTCCGTCTAAAGTTTCAGGATTAACATTTGTAGTTATCTTTACATTTGGATTCGGTTCTAGTCGTTTAAAGTCTTCTTTTCTAAAAATACTTTTACGAACTATACCTTTTGAAGCACGCAACACACGCTTACCAAATTTACCACGCACTCTTTCTAAGATTTGTGCTTTAGTTCCGTATGATGGTACACCAAGTTCTTTTGCACGAGCTATTAAATCTTTTTTGCTTAATGTTTCTATATCTGGCCGCAACACATCTAGGTCACGATCTTGTATTTCTATACCTTCAGATAAAGCTACAGACAGATTATTTAAAAAGTTAATTACCTGTTTATCTCTTTTAGGTATACCTTTGCGTGTTTTAAATCCTAAATTAAAGATTGCATCTGAATAATCAGATAGCCCAAGCATCTCAATTAAACGCTCAAGAAACTTAATAATTATGTTCTTTTCAGTTTGCGGTAAGGCCTGATAGTTGCGAGATAATATCTCAACCATTTTTGCTAATGACTCTTCGCCTTTATAACTTTCATTTTTGTAGTTTTCTAAATGTATATTAAGTTCTTCTAATGCTTCTTTTTCTAAATATGGTTTTACACGCTCTGATATTTCAAATAATCGCTCTTCGATGTTAGATATATCTAAAGAGTTAACTAAAGCATGAAACGCTTCATGTGCTACTGTTTCTGACCGTGCTATTTCAGAGTTAATATGAATAACTTTTTCGCCGTCTACTTCACCAATAAACAAGCCGTCTGCACTTTTTTGTCTTGTAGCCTTTTCAAATTGCTCTGTATTTTCATGTGTAATAATTTTTACATTAGGAGCTACTTGAGCTAATGCTTTTGTTACATTAACTGATATATTATTTATACCTTCTACACGAACTATTTTTTCTTGTTCAGTTTCAGTTTCTGCATCAAGATCAAAATTTTGTCCATATGTTTCCATTAAATCAATAAGTAAAATACGAGCTTCTTCTATAGAGATGCCACGAATATTAGCTATTTCTTCTACTTCGTTTACAGCAAGTTCACCTGCAAGAATTTGTTCTCGCTGTTCATCTGATAACGAAAACGGTTGAGAATCTGCTTCTGATCGCTCTTCTACTGTTTGTGTAGGTTTAAACCTTGCGTCTACTAAATTAAACGCTTTAAGAAACTTGTCATAATCAATATCACGAGCATCTTGCATTATTTGGTTGTATTCTGCTTGTGCTTCTTTATCGCCATTTACAGCACGAGTAAACACATCTACAAGCTCTTCCATATCTTTAGGCAACTGGTACAAAGGTACATCAATTAACTCTTGTAACTCCGCATCAGTCATTGTTTCACGAAGTTGTTTAAAATCTTCTTCTGTTAAAAGACCTAATTTAGAATATGGCATATTAGGGATTTGATACTCAGCCGCAAGATCAGATAAATCCATTGCTATTTTACGGCGTATTTCCATATTTTTTTCAAAATCTGTTTCTTCTTCTAATTGTGTCGCATAATCTCTAGCTTTTGTTCTATCCATATTTGCGTTTGCTAATGTTTCTGTTGCTAGCTTTATACGCAAATTTTTAAGACTGTTATCAATTTGAGTTTGCACTTCTGTTTGTAGTTCTTCAGCTAATGATGCAGATTCAGTTTCAAGCTCAGAATCAGTTAGCATTTTAGCAAGAGCTTCTACATTAAAATCTACTAACAGTTCATTAGGCAAGTCAGGGTTAATCTGATCTCGTGTTCTGTTTACATATGATTGAAGTATTACTTTATTAAAGTCGAATAAGGCCGCATTTGTTTCTTTTTTATTTCTAGCATTTGCAAGTGCTTCAGCAATTCTTTTAGCTTCAGATTCTTCTACACCCTGATCTACAAGTTGCATAGATTTAACCTGAACCATAGCCGCTTTTTGTTTATCTTTGCCAAGAATGCCGTGTTTTTCTATAGCAAGTTCAAGAGCCTTTTCGTCTGTAAATCTTTTTTTCTGCGTAAGATACTCTCGTTCTCGCTGTATTGACTGGTATTCACGATTTGACTGAACTAAATCTACTACAGTGCCACCTGCTCCCATAAACAAAACTGCATATTTAGATTCATCAAATGCTTCTTTACCTCTAGCAAATGCTTCTTTAAAATCTGATTTTAAAAATTCTTTAAATGTTTCAATAACTGCTTCTTTTTCTGGGTCAGCTTTTTGTGCTAATTCTACAGTAGTAGTTTTGATCCATTCTTGTACGCCTTCTTCTAAACGCTCACCATAATAATTTGCTATTGTTGTGTAACCTACACGAGCCAATACGGCTTTTTTACCGTATTTTTTAAATGTTTTCATAGCGACATCACGAGACAACTTCCTAACAATGCTACCACCCAATGCAGATACTGGAATAGCGGCAAAAGCAAATTCTGTTAAAGCATACGGAATAGATGCTATATTACTAATTTTATTTATTTCACTAAGTTCATTTGGGTTTATTTCGGTAAGTTTTCGATTACCAATAACTTCTTGTTTTATTTCTCCCCCCGCAAAATTTGCCCAATAACCAACATTTAAAACCCTACCTAATTTCTTTTTATCTTTAGTTAAACCCGCTATTAATAAATGTTCTAACATTGGAACAGCCGTTCCTACGCCTTCTTTTAATCCTCGCTCATACCAACTTTTTTCACGATAATCAAATGCTGGACCTACCATATCACTAAGTTCATCATATTCAGCTTTTAATTTATCAGCTTCTTCTAAACGATTTGCATTAACTAATGCATTATACTGTTGATTAAAATTAACACTAGTATAACCCCATTGTGCGGATTGTGCCGTTGTCCCAGAACCACGAATCATTTCTCCATTTAGCTTGCGTCTACCTACTAAATCATTGCGAATATCTTTTTTAATTTGTTCGACACCCATTAGTTTTCGAATAGGGCTAGTACCAAAATAATCAGCCGCAAAACTACTTGCTGATGCCCATTTTTTTTGTATTTGACGATTAATAAATTGATTTTCTTTTTGTTGTGTAGTTAACCTTCTAGCTTTAAATGCAGGCTCTTGATCAGGGTTACGCATAATAAATCGTTCTTCAGGACTAACCATCCATTCATCAGATTCAGGCGTATAAGACATTTTAGCTTTAGTAACAAATGCACCATAGTTAACATCTTCGTCTTTTTCTAAACCCATTTCTTGCCGAATTATTATATCAGTCATTACACCACTAATATCTTTTTGATATTTAGAACTAAGAAACTGATCAGCTATAAATTTATATTCGTCTTCTTCTGTAGTAAAATCGTTATATAATTTTAACTCTTCTTTTGGTAAATTTTTGCGAGGGTCGTAGTTAAGAATAGCATTAGGCTTAAAAGCTACAGGAGGCTCAACAAGCATCTGTTGTTTATCATCATCAAATGCACCGCTAAATCTACGGTAAGAAGCCATTTGACCCTTCCATTGATCTTTAGGTACTCCACGATTATTTAGAGTTTCTAAAAAAGTTTGTCTATCCATTATTGTATTCCAAATCTACCGCTACGGTTACGAGATTCTTCAGCCTTGCGTTTTCTTTCTTGTTTAGCAATTCTAACTGCTTCAGCATCTTTTTCTTGTTGCGTTTTAGGTTTAGGTACTTTTGTAATTTTTGTTGATACAGATTTAGGTGGTTTGGATTTTAGTAAATCAGGAACTTCTCCAAATCCTTCAATTAATTCGTCATCTTCTTGATACATTTGTCCACTAGTAGCTTCAAATACTGGAGCCATTAAAATTCTTTGCGTTTGTTCTCTTTGCTCTTGTTCACGTTTGTAATAATCGTTTCTAACCTGTTGAGCTACTTTTATTCCATATATAGACATTGCTTTATCTACAGCATCCATAATATCATCTTCATAAGAATAAAATTTTTCTTTGCCAGTTTTAGGGTCTTTAATAACACTTATTAGTGCATTATCACGAATGTTATCTAAAAATTCATTTACTTGTGTAAAAACATCAGCAAAACCTTCTATTTGTCGTGTAGCAGAAAGCCCTTGTATTTTAGAAAACTGCTCTCTCATTAATCTAAGTGTTTTTATTTCAATGTCATTATAAGTATTTGGTTTTGCATCTTTTAAAAATATACCATTTCTTTCTTCATCTGCCATAAGATTCATTAATGGTGCCAATATTTTAGCCTTAAGTGCAGGTGTAAAGAATGCTTCTCCTGTAGATTCACTTGTGCTATTAGCTAAATCAAAAACAATTTTTAAATCAGCAGTAAAGTCTTTTGTATCAGCCTTCATTAAGTCATCAACTCTTTTTGCTAACTCGTCTGATAAATATGTAGTAGATTTTAATCCAAGACCTAATTGATTTCCGTTAGGAGCTATAACTTTGTCTGCATTAGGATTGAAAAATGTATCTTGTTTCATAGGAGCTTCTTTAGTTTTTAACGCTCCTCTATAATAATCTTTATTACTTTCCGTCATCGAAGATTTCTCAATCCAATCTTCTGTCAGTTCGTTATCTTTTAATAACTTATCTGCTGTTTTTTGTGCAGGTGATGCTTTAGTTGATAAAAATGATTTTTCAGAAGAAGCAACTCGTAGTCTTAAACTATTACGGCTAGAAAAACTTAAGTTATCATCGTTTTCAAAAGCCGTTACTACCTCTTGTATTTCTTCCATACTATTAGCTGTTTGCATTTTATATGCGTAATAATCATGAAACCCAACAGACATAGCTGTGCGTTCTTCTTCTGGATCTAAACCAATAGATTTAATTAATGCACGGCCTTCTTCAATTTGATCAGACTTAAACAACTCTTGTGCAAGCTCCATAGTATCGGCTTTAAATTGTTCTTGTTGTATTTTGTTTACAGAAATAATTTCTTTACGCTTTAAACCTTCTTTATCTAACTCCCATTCATCACGCAAATCTTGAGTAATATTAACATTATTTTCTTTAGCCCAATTTTCAAACGCATTATCAAGATATGGATTTATTTTTAACCCATATATACCACTAGCGTCCATTCCTTCAGAAGCACCTCTTGTTTTTAGTTCATCCATTTGCTCAGGAAGTTCTCTTGTTTTCCATAAAGCAAATTTATGTTTGCCAGATTTTATATCTTGTTCTTTTTTAGTTTCTAAATACTCTTGGCCTGCACCAATAGTTTCTTCCATTATATTAAACATACCTTTAGTAAGAACTTGATCTGCGGCTGATTCAGCTCCTGCTAAGTTAACGGCTACAGATGGGTTTATAGATACACCTTTGGCTGTTCCTATACTAGATTGTTGTTGATATAAAGGTATTTTTGGCATAACAATTTCCTACTGTAAAAGCGATTTAAAACCAAGTTTTTGGATTCCTGCACCTAAAGTTCCTGTTTCAGTTGCTCCTTTAATATTGCCTAATGCTCCACCAAATCCACCTACCGCCCCTGCTATTCCTCCAAGCAATGATGCACGAGCCGCCGCTTTGCCTTCCGCAATAGCTGTTTGTGCTTGCATTTCTCCTTCGTAGCGACCTGTTTTAGCTTGTTGTTTAAGGTTTTGTTCTTGCAACAAACGATTACGGCGTTGGTTTTGAATGTCTATTTCCATTTCAGTAGCTTGTTCTAACATTACGGCCATAGGAGTTCCAGAGCTTACGGCTCCTGTTTTAGAATATGCGGCACGTTGTGAGGCCATTTGTCGGCGTTTAGACTTATAAGCACGAGTAGTTTCAGCACCCATTGTCTTACGAACAGACCGTGCCTCCATTTCTTTAACTTTAGCATTATAGTCAGCCATTTGACGGATAGCTCTAGCTTTGCGTTTAGCCTCTTTTTTAGCACTACTGCTACCCATTATACCAGATGCCAAACTCATTGCTCCTGTAACTATTTGCAACATTACACTCCCTCCACATCTACTACCATTGCTAGTACAGTACAAGGCTGTGGCGTATCTGATACTATATAAACAGTTTGCAAAAACTCATTATGATTAGCAAGCCAAACTTCTGCATCTTCTGTATTTAATGAGCTAGAACTAGCAAATTTAACATTATCTGTACCTGTTTCTTTTTGCCCAACCTTAGCTTCTAGTGTGTCTTTAAATCGTATAGTAGCATGAGGTATAGATTTTTTAGAACCCATACTTCCTTCTGCATCTACATACAAGGGTGCAAGTGTAGATGTGTACGGCAATCCTACATAAACAGTAGCATTAGACGGAGTAGATGCTAATGTAATAGCACCGCTACTAACTATTTTTGTTTCTACAACTCCATTAACTTTAGCTGTAACAGATTTGCCTTCTAAATGTTCTAAACCACTTACAGTCTGACTAGAATGATTTGTGTATTTTTTATACAAATCTAAACCAGAATATTCTGTAGTATAATTTGTACCCCATTCATAATTATTAAATTTTACAATATTGCGATTAGTATTATTAGAATTTTTTATAGACAAATAAACAGAATCTTCACTAGTTTTATTGGGTAAAACGGCAACAGATTCTACTTTATTAATAATTACTTCTGAAACCCAATTAGGACTAGTGTTATTAATAATACTAGCGTTGTTGCTTCCTGCGGTATCAGTTACCGTAGTTCCACTTCCAGTATTAAATAAGTAATTAAATTTAGTAGAGCTACCTACTTTTAAAACTAAACTATTTAAATCTAAATCTAATGTGTCAGTAGGGTTTCCATCTGGAAACAGAGACTCATCGCCATTATAAGGACTTTGATAACTTCTAGCATTTCCTATTAAAAAATTATAATTAGCTTGATTAGCGTGTTGAAATGTAGTTCCTGAAAAATCAAAACTTAAATTCGATGTAGACGTTGTAGAAACTCCATCTATAGTAGCTGTTATATTGTTAGTAGTACTTGTTGGGTCAACGGTTATATGTAATGTATGCCATTGATTATCAGTAAAATCATTATTAAATTGTAGTATTTTATTATATGTTATAGAAGTTCCGTTAGTGTCTCTGCCAAGAATTAAATAAAATTCATTTGTCGCATTTGCTCTAATATCAATTTCAAAAGAACCTGCTTGATTTACCAACCATTCTCTTTCAGTACTACTTTGTCTTAGTTTAAAATTTAAAGTAAAATCAATAGTTGCATTATTTTGAAAATTAACATGAGGTGCATCTACATAATCGTTTGCACCATCTAAAGAAAGATAGTTTACAGTTTCATTAAATGTATGACGATGCCAAGCAAACACTTCAGTTTCACGTTCATATGTTAAACCAATTAAATCTCCATTATTACTAACAAGCCATACTATATTATAAGGTTCAGTTTGTAATGCCATTTGAATAAAACCATATTGAGTTATATGATTAGCAATTAAAGATAATTCATTTCCTAAATAATCGTTTTCATTTCCTTGCAAAAACCATTCTCTTAATTTAGTTCCTTGTCTTTGTAAAAATAATATAGCTGAATTACTTAAAACCGCTTGTACATCATTAGAACCATATTTTGATCTTCGTTTAAAACTTAATTGGGTAGGAGTAAGACTTGTTTCAGAATTGCCAGAACTTAATGTCCATTCATTATTAGATGTTCCAATAACTAGTTCTCTTTGAGGACAAAACCATTGTATATCTTCTGCTTCAGATGAATTAATCTCTAACTTTAATGCGTCTGTATCTAAAGAACCTAATTGAAAATCATCAAATTCATTTGTTTTACTTAAAAAGACAACATTAGGATTTTTTTTATTTCCACCTAAAACCAATCTATTTTCATATATTGAAATAGAATTTGGATATCCATTTTCATCATTAAATGCCTCAAAAGCCCATTTATAACTTGAAGGTGATGTTTCTATAAAAGCACCTTCATTTAACTGAAGCTGAAATACATCTGACGTTTGACCTGTATAATCTTTAGCAACCTGATAAAAACCAGTTTTTTGTTGATAGGTTAATTGATAAAATTTTAAATCTGATCTTACTAAATAAATAGTACCATCTATTAAAAATAAACTAATCCATGTAGTGTTAACTAATGATAAATCTGTTAAATCTATTTCTTGAATTAAGTCTGGTGTATTTGTTACTGGATTAGCAGGCATATCATTTGATGAACCTCTTGTAGCATCATAATGTCCATCACTACTAGAATAACCTGCCGCACTATAAATTAAAAGTTTTCTTCGAGAACTATTTAACAAATACATAGTTCCGTCTAATCCTTCAATATGAGTAATTCCTAAAGGAGTTCCGTTTTGATAAACTACATTTGCATTTGTTAAAAATGGAGTATGAAAGCCTTCTGTTTGCCAAATAGTATCCGAACTACCTTCAAAAGCTGTTTGAGAACTCGTTCCCTCATAGCCAAAAATAGTGCTTCCATATAATTTTTTTTGTGATTGTACAGTCATAATTAAAATCCAGTAAAAGAAGGAATAGGTTCAACTACTGTATATTCAAATTCATTTTGAACACAAGCAGTAACAGTTAATCCTAAAAATAATTCTCTATCGTGATAATTAATACCGTTATCAAGACTAGTTAAAGTAGTTCTTCCTTTTCCTATACAACAATGAATTCCTGCTGATCCACCAAAAGAAGTTGTAGCTACAAAATCATTTAAATCTGCTCCAAATTCACCAGTTCCCAAAGGTGTACCTATATTTCCTCCTGATTGAACTTGATAAGCTACCCACCCTATTCTACCTCCAAAAGCATTTTGTTCTAAAGTCCACTTTCCTCCTTCATTAGATGTGTCACTATTTAAAATTGGATATGCTTCAGTATCATTTTTAGCATAAAGAATTATTAAATTTTCAAGATCGCTTTGACCACTAATATTTGGTCTATAACTAACCATTCCTAATATTTTATTAGCATTAGCAAATTCATAACCAGATTGAGCTATAACAGAATTTCCTCCTCCACTTTGACTAGGATTTGATTCAGCACTATACTTAGGCACTCCTCCAAATGTTAAATCTGGATTGGGGTCAGTTAATATATTTGCAAATAGGCCGTGATATGTAAATTCATAACTAGCATTTGGATCAAAAAGAAATCTATGAATTTTTCCACTTTTGCTTATTCCATAAAGTAAGTTTTCTTGTCTTGAATAATCAAATCTGACTATATTAGCAATATCGGATTCATCATCTGATCCTCCAGTTGCAATGGATTTTTGATAATCTGCTGATGTAGTAGAAAGAGTAAAAGTATTTGCAGTTGCATTAACTTGATTTAAAACAAAAAATTTATCACCTTTAATAAAATTAGTAGCAGAAGAATTATATTGAGTCCAGTCTTTATATTGTGTAACAGAATCAGGAAATTTTGCATCTGTAAAACATTCTGTCTCATTAGCCGAAGTCCTAGAATTTACAGTAACAATGTTATCTATTTCTGTTTTGTTAACTTTTAAAGTTATATGACAACCGTCAGAATTAAGAGTACCATCAATATATCTAACTCTAATAAAAGTATTTACATCTTCAGGTTCTGTTGAACTAAATGTAAAGTTTTGAATATCAGTTGTTGATACAACAGTTGACGTATCACCTAAAACAAAAAAGTTTTCAAAAGTAGCACCATTATCTAAACTTCTTTGAACTATTACTTTTCCTGACCATCTTCCAGTTGTTTCTACAAAAAATGTATTAGAAGAACAATTTATTGCGTCAGTTACCCCACTTATTCCGTCAAATCTTTTATTAACAGATAATTCTTCTGGAGGTATTTTAGTAACTATTTTTAATTTTGAGTTAACATGAGTTGTTTTAAATTCTCCATTACTAGAATTTATTTTCATAAATCCAGTATCGTGATTATTAATCATTTCTGAATTTTTATTTGTGTTTAAATCTTCAAAAGGAGGATATTCAAAAACAAAGTTACCAAATGTAAAGGTATTTTCTGCTGTTCTTTTTAAAAGAGTTACAGGAAAATCTGGATGAGCAATAATAAAATCATTACCTTTTTGAACATATTTAAAATCAAATAATTTAGCTTCTGTATATAAAGTAGTAAATGTATATAAAACTGTTCCGTCAGTTTTTATTACTCTTAATTTTAAATTAGTAAATTCTAATAAATAATTTTCAGAAACAGAACGTATAAAAGGTTCTATCCTAGCTTTATTATTAGATTCAGTTGATTTAAAAAATTCACTAGCAGGTCTTTTAGAGACTCCTCCTTGTTTCAAAGGAATAAAATTTTCCATTTTAAAACAAGATTTATCATATACACTACTATCAGTTCTTGCATGAACATCAGGTGAAACTTCACCTCCATTGAAAGCATTAATAACTTTTTTAGCCATAATGCCTCCTAACTAAAACTACCATATGATGTCTGGGAAAACGGTGGGTATGAGTTGCTGTATGATGAACCAGATGTGTATGTAGCTTCTAACCACTCGCTGTCAACCGTAGGCGACTCACGCTTCTCAAATGCGTTAATACGCCGTGCCTCTGGCATTATAACTCGGTTAAACTCTTCCATTAAACTTAACGACAAACTGCGGTCACCTGTCACTGGTACAGCTAATCTGGCCGCTAGCAATGTAATAAATGCCTGTGCAAACAAAGAATCCATTGCCGCAGGTGTTGGTTCTTTTTCATAACACATCCAAAGATTTTCAAAATTTGACAATATTTTATTATCTTCAATATTATAATCTACTACTGGTTTCCCGTACTCATATACTTCATCAGAGTTAGTAACATATGTAGCACGAATATAATCAGTAGGCAGTGTGTGAATATGTTTAAATTGAAATAACGGAACATCTTTGACTAAAGTAGCACCAGTAAATGTGTATTCATAAGGACGTTTAAGATTAGTTATGTCTGTTTCTATTGCAGATGATACATTAGGTGCACCATCAGTTCCGTCAAGAAAAGTCCAAAGTACAGTGTTTGGTGCAGGTGTTTCAATAATAAAATCAGCACTAGTATTTGTTATATGAACCCATTTTTCGTTTACAGTTCCTATATTAGAAACATTTTCAGGGATATAAAAACCGTTAGAGTCAACAGCATTACCAGTCAATCCAGACACAGTAAAACCAGTTGCTAATTTAGCTCTTGCTTTACAACAATTCCATTTGTGCATACGAGTTAACTCTTCAAGAGTTGGTGTGTAATGCAAATCAACTTGATCTTTAATGACGCCTGTGTCTGTGTCAAAATTAGATAACAAAACTCTTTCGCTACCTAACCTTGACAAAGCTAAATTACATAACTTTGTTTTTGTTAAAGACATTATACTTTACTAAACGCTTTATATGTGAACGGACTCATTGGGGTTTCAAGATAAGACTCATCAACCGCAGGCTCGTTAACGCCTTCCATTGTGTTAGCACGGCGTGCTTCAGGAAGAAGTTTTTCATAAAAATATTTTAATAATTCAAATTTTCTATTTACATCTCCTGCTACTGGTACAGCTAGCTTAGATGCTAACAAAGTTCTTAAACAAGAAACATACATCATATCCATGTCAGCTTCATCTGGCACATCTAAATACTGTGCATAAATATTAGTTGCATTAATATCTGTTTGAATGTTTTTCACTGTTGCAGAACTATTTACTGCTGTTGTAACAGCAAAATCAATTTTAGGTTTTACTGTTTCTTTACTATTAACTTTACTAATGTAAATAATACGGTGAGCATCAGCAGGATAATTATAATCGTGAGCAAAAGAAAGAGCGGCATCCGCACCATCGCCCTCACTAAGTGACACACGATGTAAACAACAATTCCAAGCGTGCATACGAGTTAATTCTTGAGCCGCAGGATCATAATGAAGCAACGCTTGTTCCGCTATTGAACCTGTGTCATTTATTGCAGATAACTGTACTCTTTCACTTCCTATTAAAGAAAGTGCTTGATTAATAATATTTAATTTAGTTAAACCTGTTTTAGTAGTTTGACCCATGATTACACCTTCTCAAATGTTTTATAAGAGTTTACACAAATTTCTTTGTAGTCTTCTCCAATTTGTTGAACTTGCTTACCCTCTATTGCATCAGCACGCAATGCGTCAGGAAGAACAATATTATAAAACTCATCTAATAACGCTGATTCTAAATCAGAATTACCTGTTATAGATACACACATTCTGGCCGCTAATAATGTATAAAAAGCCCTAGCAAATAAAGAATCCATCATGTCGTAATCGTGAGTATTATTTGTGTCTTCTGGAACGGCAGTGTAAACAATATAAGGATTGTCGTGATTTGTATTTATTACACGATTTGATCCTACTGTGCTTATTTCATAGTCATTAGGTTTGTTTTTATAACCACCGCCTTGAGCCGCAGATGTTTGATAAACACGAATGCAATCTGTAGGTAATTCATGAGCAAAATCATATCCAAAAACGGGAACTGTTGTTGGACTTGTTAGAGCCGCACTTTTTAAACAACAATTCCACGCCGCCATTGCGGTTACTTCTTCTAATGTTGAATTAAAAAATAAATTAACTGTATCTTTTATAGTGCCTGTATCTGTAGAAAAATCTGCTAATTGAACTCGATCGCTACCTAATTGTGATAAAGCGAAGTTTGCTAAATTTGTTTTTGTGTATTGACACCTATTCATAAATTTTTCCTAAAAAAAAATAAGGGGGGCGAACCCCCCATTAAGTATTACTCGTTTGTTGCGATTAGAACGTGTCCTACTATTGTAACATCAATAGTTCCTTCGTTCCCTGAACCACCAGTAGCAGCATCAGCACCTGCAATAGTAAGTAAAAGTTGTTTGTTACCAACATCAATACTTCCTAATGTAGAAATTGCTGAAGCTGTTCCATCACTTGGAAAAGTTAACAATCCTGAATCATTATCAGATGCTCCATCAATAATTCTGTTTGTATTAACAGTTCCATCTGCATCATCAGCATAACCTAAATCAACTGTAGCTCCTGTTCCTAAATCAGGATAAGCTACTGTTGATGATATAACTCTTGCTTCTTGTGGTAATACTTTTGAAATAACATGGCTAGTATTAACTGCACCTGTTATAACTAAAGTAAAAGGAATAGCTTGAACATTTCCACGATACTTAGACTTGGTTTGAATGCCTGAGTCTAAATCTGTAATTTCACTTGAATTCATTTCAGTATTCTCCTAATTAAGATTGTAAACAAGCGATAGCGATAACTTTTTCTTCTTCCATACGAACAGCACCGAACTCGGCTTTCATGTACGCATAGTAGTTGAACGACTTATCGGCACGCTCACTAATTTTAGTTGTCATGTCAGGATTAACTTCAAACAACGCCGCATCTTGAATCATAGCATAACAAGCACGAGTTGCTGTACCTGCTGTGTCTTTCCAAGAACCTGTAGTTGCATCAACGTCAACATCTAAGTCGATATCAAACGCAGTAGATGTTGTAGGATCAGCACTGTTATGGAAAGGAACAATGTTTGAGATACAAAAAGATGCACCCATGTAGTCATAAATTTGACCTGCTCCAGATTCGTTAACTTTAGCTCCACCACGATTATCAAAATCGGTGAAGTTATCATCGTTCATGATGTCCTGCCACTGATGCCAAGAAATCTTAAACAAAGGCTTGTTAGTTTCAATGTCAACAGACTGATTACCAAACTGTGTCAAAGTCTCAAGGAACTTGCCATAGTTGAATCCAACTGCAGTAGTGCCGTTAGAAGAGCCAACGTCTACATTGATAATACCTTTTTGATAAACACCAGATACATCAGTAATGTTACCAGATACACCAAAGCTAACAGAACTAGAACCATCAACGCCACCGAAGTTACCTGAAGTAAGCAACGCTTGGTCAATAGTTAAGTCTTCTTGACGAAGAAACTTGTTCTTCATAACAGTTAGTTTTTGCGAACGAGGATCAACACCCATCTTAGACAAATCTGCCCAGTCCATAAACTGACCATCTTGGAACTGACTACGAGTGACTTTACGTCTGCTGTAATCAATGTCTGATACAGGTGAATCACCGAAACGATTGGTTACCTTCTGAGGAAGACCACCACCAGTTGTGCGTTGGTAAATACCTTCTTTACGGAACAGATCGCCTGTAGCGAGCTGAATGTAAGGACGCATCTTACCACCTTTAGTTTCGACCGTTTCACGAATAGCACGGTCAAAACCAGTAATATAAGTATTAAGCAGATTACCCGCCATAATATTTCTCCTATTAATAATTTAATATACAAGTTTTAGTCGGCTCTGAGTGTCCTCACCGTGAGGGTCTAGCCTGATATAAGGTTCTCACCCCAGATCATCTTTCGGGCTTTAAAAGGTTTCCGCTTCAAATCTGCCTGACTTATATGTAATAACTACAAATATGTCAAGTTAAAACTTATGAAATCTTCTCAAGAAATGCTAAACGCTGTTTTAACATATTCTGATATGCAACATCGCTTGTACTTCCTTCGTAGTTTCTCATTTCTTCTTCTAATAAATCAAGTTGATCAGATATAGTAGCGGCATTTTGTTCTACTCCGCTTTCAATAATCTCATCTTCGCTAATTATAGGAACAATGTTTTCAAATACAGCTTTAATAAAATCTACATTATTACCAATAGCAGGATCATCTTTAAACTCTTCAAGCCCAAGATAGTCCATTACATTAGCTACTTTACCCATGTTGTATTCAAACTTATCACCAGTCCACTCTTTGCGAAGCGTTTCCTCTGCTTCACGAACTGATAGCTCTTCAGCTTGTTCTATTTGTTGAAGGTCATTAGAGCCGCTTTCAATTTCCCAGTCAGCAATTGCTTGAGCTTGTTCAACTGTAAGACCAACTTTGTGGGCCAAGTCTTTAAATGAACCAAGCCTTGCCTCGTCCAACTCTGTACCTTCGGGTATTTCTTCAGTAGTAATTTCATATCCATCTACCTCACTTGGAATGTTCATTATCTCTCGCCGTCTGGCGATGTCGTTTTGATCTTCTGAAAGCCAAAAATCTTCTGCTTTCTTTCCAACCTGCGACTGAGCATTGATTGCTCCTTTAACAAGGTCTGTTACATTATCGTACTTAGACCAGATCGAGTGCTTACCTAAATCATCAGGTAGGGCATCTCGCCATGTTTCGTTAAACTTGCCCTCATCATTTAAGATGTTTAGAGGCTGTGTTGCAGTTTCCTCAACTGAGGGTGCTTCTACAGGTGTCTCCACTTCTTCGCTCATTTATTCTCCTATGTTAGCGTTTGTATGTTTTTTTAACTGCCTTCTTAGCAGTTTTCTTTTTAGAAACTTTTTTAGTAGGTTTTTTCTTGCCGTACATTTTTCCTCCACACTTATGTATTATTTGTCTTCATATTTAAGATTCTTATACTTAATTTCTTCAAGTTTGTTGTTAACGACAACTTGTTTTTTGCCGTCACGAGAAACCATAACCTTGCGGCTAAAGTCTAAAAAATTTTTTGTTTTATCATTTAGTTCCATATTAACACTTCCATCTCCTACGTGCCTGACGGATACGACTGTTAGGGTCGTTTCTCGTTTTAGCACTACTTCTTTTAAGTTGCCCTAGTGACCTAGCACAATACGATTTTCTACGTTTAGCGGCCTTACTGCCTTTTTTAACTTTACCAGTAACAGCGGTTTTTAACTTTGACTTAGGATTAGCACGCCGATATGCGGCAACACCTTTCTTGGTCATGCCTGCACCAGATTTAGTAGAGCGATAATTACCGCCTTTACCAACAGTTCGTCTAATTACAGTTTCGGCCATTAGTCTTTATTTATTTTTCTAGCAAATTTTTTGCCAGTTTCTGTTAAATATAATTTATCATTACCAAATAGTTTTGCTAAGATAGTTGCGGCTTTATTTTGCCTTCGCTCCATTCTTTTTTTACCTTTACCAATACCACTAGCTTTTTCAAAAGCAGTTTGAGTTTGTTTTTTAGTTTTCTTTTTAGTTTTCTTTTTCTTTTTTAAAATTTTACTTCCGTACATTTTAATCCTCCGAAATCATAGCTTCTATATATCTATACATATCTTGCATAGCGTTTCTATATGCACACTCTGTGTGACTTAAATCACTACCTGCCTGTTCATCAATAGCAGAAAGTCTTCGTAAGTCTTCTAAAACAGTTTGCCCCTCTGGAGATAACAATACCCTACGATAAGCACTAATTAGTTTCTGTAGTTCATTCTCCTCCACTTATGCCCTCCTGTACTAATATACTACTAGGATCAACTGCTCCACTTACTTTTTGTGCCGCATCTGCCATAGCAGGCATTGCTTGCATTATGCGTTGTTGTTCAGCCGCTTCAGCTTTTTCTTGTCGTTCTTCTTCAACTTCTGCGGGGTCTTTAAGTGCATTCATACTAGAGCTATTAGCAAACCAAATTTCTTGAAACAACTTGTCGTAGTCTACATTTTCTAGTGACTGCAACGCCTGTGGATTCATTTGAGCTAACTCACCAAACACACGCATTGTATTTACAGCACCCATAGTCTCAAACGACTTAGTTGCTAACGATAACCGACCAACATAATCAACCTCATACTCTGCAGACTGCGATAACTCTTGCGGTACTGGAGGAAGCATTTTGCGTTTTTGAAGTATATAAAACAAATGATTCATTACTGGCGTAACGTGTTCTTCAATGTATCGGGCTACAAACGGAGTCAATGTCATTAGGTCTGTAGTCATACGCTCGTTGACTTCAGTAGCAGTCATATTTCTGTACTGGTCTAGGGGGCGAAACAAATGATTAAAGAACTGTTTTTTAATCTGATCCTCGTGCATATCATACATTTCTTTAGCCAATGCAGGATTGCCGTTAGGCTGTAGACGCTCTGGCTTGCCATTAGGATTGGTAGCACGCCACTTAATAAACGACCCTGCACGGTTACTCATACCCGATACGCTGTCGTCATCAGGAATCAACCACTGCGGGTTAGCCTGTTGCTCAGAAGCAATCATAAGTGATCGGTATACCACATTGGTACGCCGAGCCGTTCCTAGAACCATGCTCATAGGCGAACGACCATATATCTCTTCGTTACCGACCATAAACCGTGACACTTTAAATGGGTTGTAATCAAAGCCACTCTCTTTAATAATTTCTTTAGAATCTTTAGACACATGATAAGAAGCAAAAGGTTTTTCTGTAGCCTTTAAACTGCCGTATTTAAAATCGTCACGAGGTGCAATGTACTGAATAAACTTGTACTTATTATCTTTCCCCATCTCCATTTCTTTAAATATCTTATCAAGTTTTGCTTTTTTTACAGCTTCTTCTCCAAACTTTTGAATTACCTGACGACCTGTAAGCGTATACTCACGAGCTATTGTATCTACTTCGTGCAAATAGTTTTCAGCAATACGAATGTCATCTACAATGTAGTTACGGAAACGAACCATATTGCGGTCATCTTCTTCCATCATAATGCAGTTAGTACCGAAACACCCTAAAGAAAGTAAAGATTGAAACTCTTCTTGTGCAAAGTTAGACTCTACAATTACTTTGTGTGCTATACGGCTGACTTCTTCAAAGTAGTTGGCTACATTTTTGTTAGCCATCATCATTGGCGATGGGTGACGGAACTTAGCCCATACCGTATTAGGCGGGAACATATGTGAAAAGAATCCACTAGCAAATGAGTAGTTAGCCTCAATGCAAGTATCGATCATACGTTGCGGCGGCTTTTCTTGTCCACCAACACGAATGCGATTAATATTGTCATTTGTAGGATAGCACCAGTCCGCACACTCCTGCCAAAGATTCATCCAGTTGCCACGAACAGTAGAGTCCATAGACTGGTATTTCTTAATTAAAGAATTTCCGTCCATTAGTAACCCATTGTTTGAGTTTGATCGTCTTCAGGTTTTTTCTTTTTCTTTTTAGCAGACGACATCATAGTTTGCTGAGGCATTATAGGCGATGTTAATAAAGTTTCACGTTCTTGTTCCCTAGTTTGTAAATATTGTTGCTGACCTAATAAATCAGCTTCTTCTGTAACTGGAATTGGTTCTTCAATTTTAGGTGGGGCAGGCGTTTTGCTCTTTTTCTTACTTCCCATAATAATCTCTCAGTTTGTTGTAACTATAAATTTTAAGTTTATCTGTATTTAACCTGTGAAAACACACGAATTTTTGTGGTTCAAATATCTCGAACAATTTTGTAACTTTACCTGCGGCGTAATATACGAACCATGTATCTCCTTTGTCAAGACTTTTATTAGTCTTTTTAAGTATGTAATCTGAATGTGTTTTATAAGCACATACAAAAACTTCTTCATCGCAATACATATGCGTACATTGTTTAAGTATTTCTTCAGCCTCATCGCCGTACTCTTTAAAAAATGAGGTAATCATCTGCCATATACTCCCTTCGGTCTAGTTGGCTTTTAGTTCTTAATAAATACTCGCTTGTCATTTTCTCATGCATAGCCATAAACATCATTCTGACCGCATCAGCACCGTGCGAATGCTCGTTATGCAAGATTTTACCCGTGTTCGGATTCCATTGATAGTTGGTGAGGTGATCCAGTAAGTTCTCAAGCGACATATTAATTTTGCAAGATGGAAGATGCCGTCTGACAATTTCAATATCATCTCGCACAGAATTGGTTTTTGGTATCGCTCTAGCTTCAAAGCCGTACTGTGTGCGACAAAAGTCCAATATATTAGTACCCGTATTACCCATACGCTTCTTAGAGTCATGGGGCATATAATGTCCTGCGTATCGGTATTTTTTTTCTGCGATGATGTCAAGATAGTGTTTGATGTCGTGTCCTGTATTTTCATAGTAGTCTATTATCTCCGCTCGTCCGTGCTCAATATACGCAAACACTATTGCTGTCGGGTCATCCATACCTAAATCCCAAAATGTATATACAGGTCTGTCGTTTTTACTAACTTCACATACATTACCATTATCATACAGTTTGGTCATTTCATATCCGTACACCGAGTTAGCCACATCAGCTACCGCTTCGTTCAAATATTCTTGTCTAGCTAACGAGTACGAAATCATCTTAGAGTCGATTCGGTCTTGGACGTTCATATATGTTAAACCAGTTAGCGGGTCTGTCTGTCCTTCTAGTTCTGGGTTTAGGTTCATCTCATCGCTTACCCAACAGTACCGCTTGCTGTCTACTGGCGATAACCACTCGCAAAACCAGTCGGGATTATTTTTGTTTGCCTGATACATCTGGTGCAGTTGGTTCTTTTTACCACGCATTGTGCCGTTCATAATAATAAACGAGTTACCTTCATCCAAGATAGGGGCTAGAAACCCTGTTACCTCTTCTTTGTGCAACGAAAACTCACTCAAAGCGTAGCCATAACCACCCTGCCCTACGAAGTCTAGGTTGTCTGTACCGCCCATATTAACTGTAGAGCCGTTAATCAGCGTGAGCTTTAGGTCTGTGTTGTTTTTATTTACCACAATCTCTGGAGGAAAAATTAAATCAATAAGATGCCCACTCTTCTTACCTATAGTTACAATATTGTTCCAAATCGCACGCTCTGCCCACTTCCGTGTCGGAAACAAGTAGTAGTAAGAACCCACCCTAGTCATTGCTTTCTTTGAAAGAATACTAGCGGTTGTAACATCTTTACCATGCCGCCTAGGGTGGCTTATCAATATATTCCTAGCACCGTTGTCTAACGCTTTCCACGCACCTAACTGGTAATCTCTAGGTCTAAGCTGTGGTAATCTTAATCTATTTGCCATGTTGCTTCCGCAAAGTCTACCGTTTCTATTACTATATCCTGTGTGGCCTCACCAAGACCTAAAAGTCTTGCCAACTCTTTAGCAGATGCCGCATTGCCATTGGCCGTCTGCTGTAATAAATGTTCCATTACCTGCTGTTGCACAGACTCTTTGTCGCTAAAGTCGATGTTTACATCTTTTATCTTGTCACTCTTGCGGCGAAACTCTGCTAACTCTTGGGCGTAAGCCCACATTTTTTTGTTATCTCCGCTTTTAAGATCAGCATATATAGTTTGCGAACTCATCTTTTGCTCCCTGTGCTTTTAGCACTCCAGTCAATCTCGTCATAGTTTGACCGATACTTTTCTTTGTCAAATTTAGCCCAGTTATAGTTAGCCCCGTCACGGCCTTCACGCTTATTCTTTGCTTTCCAATTACGCTCTGCTTGGGCATCTGGGCTATACTTGTATGGTACATTGCCACCACTCATTACTCAATCTCCTTTAAATAACAGTTCATACATATACGCTGAACCACATACCCCTCATCATCTAGTATCTCAAAAATAGGGTTCTCTTCCGAGTCTTCTACTTTACAAATATCACAAATCATTTGGCGTCTCTACTTCCTGTATATTATCAAAGTCTATGCCGCAATACGGGCAGTACTTAGGGTCATTGATACCCATAGGCATCTCGTGTACAAAAAAGTAATTTTCGCAGTTAATGCACTCGCAATAAGATAACTCATCTATTAACATATTTGTAATAAACCCCCTGCCCAAAGAAAAGTCAACCAAAAATTACAAAGTTTGGTGAGGGTCTCAATGTACTACGCTCTACATGACGCTGTGCCCGACCCCACCCCCCTAGAGACCCCCTGCCCAGTCGATTTAAGGTAGGCTGTGCCTCGATGGAACGCACATTGCTATGCACGCATATTGGAGGTCGAAGGGCTTGATCGAGGGCGAGTTTAAACACCTCTTAATTCTCTCTGTATTAGGGCTTGCTATATAGGGTCTAATCCACTACTCTTTGAGAACAATAAACGAAAGGGTTACACATGACAGACGCAACGATACACCAAGTACGAATCAGCGGTAACGACTACCATATCCGCTACGACCGCATCTGTGCTAATGCAACAGGTAAAGCGGTGGCGAAGATTCACTACTACCACGACAAGCATATGCAAGATGAGATCAGAGAGATCGAGATGATCGACGGCTCATTCATCATGTACCATCAGTTGAACGACTTCAATGAGTTGATTCAAGTGTGGAATGATCACGTAATATCACATAAACTAGAAGGAGCAAAATAATGGAACGATCAGAAATGTTAAAATCAATCAGAGATAGAAGAGAGCGAGATCAAAAGATCGCATCAATACAGGAATTTATTGATGACACCTACAAGCAAATGGAAACATCACCTAAAGATGGCATTGCAGGAACAATCGTCAAATCTCATTTGGTTATGAGGGGATGGATTAAACAAGCTGAGGAGCAGGTCAAACAGTTGAGAGGATGGTAGCCTAACCGATGACGCCTAGTGAGGCAGAAACCGCAGGGATGCGGTCTTAGGATAAACAAAGGGATAATGATATGGGACACCCAAACAAAAAGTACTCGGTCAGATTGACTGAGAATCAAATCCGAATCTTGAAAGACAGGATGGAGTTGGCAATCCTCAACCATGATCCAGAGTGGTTGGATGGTGAGCAGAAGAGGGAAGATATGATCTACCTCGCCATTATGAACAACGCTGATAAGGCGTTAGGTGGCAAGGGTGATTATCAACGCAACTTATTTTATTAAACAAAAGGAGAAATAAAATGGAAGTAAAAACAGTAGAGCAAGGATTAAAATTAATGGCGGAGATGGGTTACAAGTATGTTCCCTCTGGCTGTTGCTTGGAGGATAGATTGAAAAATGTAAAGAAAGGCGTAGGGTATTTTGAACACGTCGTATTGATAGAAGAAATGGAACCTTCGGTAGCACATCATTTCCCTTGTGCTATCCTTTTTAACGGATTGCCGTTCGATGATTTCATTCGAGAGCAGTCCAAAGAGGAAACCGAATTGAGAGAAAAGAGTAAAATTGATCACTATATGATCTTTGAGGGCAAAGGGAGAAATCAAATGCATACGGGAACATATGAATACGAAACGGCATTATATATATATAACAATAGCAAAAAGGAAGGTATTGCAGTTTCTATGGAACCCGCAATTCGACGGGATTAATTCATAAATCGAAACGGGGTTCGCCCCGTCTGTCTAGTGTGGTTGCTAGGCACTGATGAGATTCCCAAATCTTAGATGCAACACCAATTTAAATTAAACAAAAGGAGAATAACATGACAGAAACAGAGACAGTAGAAGTGCCGTGGAACAGCAACAGAGTGTACACAGTCGACTATTATCATATGAAGCATGACAAAGAGAGCCGTACATGGGAGCTTGATACAGAATGGGGTCTCAGTACAAGTAACGTTGGTGTCGGGTTGGATTTACCCGATAACGATGTTGATGAATGGAGTGACGAGTGGGTTCGATTTGATGAGACCATCTACGAATACTTCGATGACTTCAGCGACCTTCAGAAGTGTTGGGATAAAAAATTTGGCATGAAGGATGGTCATGATATCAAAATCGTCAACGTCTACATGAGCAAAGAACAACTGTTCACGCATTACGCACCGATGATGAATTTCGAGTATGACCCAGACCAACTGCTCGAGCTTGCCCTTAAGAGAGGGTTTGTAACAGAGACGGACAACGGATACAAAATCAACAACGACTACTAGCATGGCAAGGCGGGTCGCTCCCGCCACCAATTTCAAACAAAGGAGAATAAAATGATACAGGAAAAATCACCGCTTGAAGCGGTACAGGGTATGCTCGTATGGGTGTACGATTGCAGTCTCGGCAACTCAAGCAATGGCGGTCTATCGTCATATTGTCAGACGCTGGAGATCGGCAAAGACATCGAGTTGGTGGAAGGTCATAGGGGCGGTTGCATCGCCAGACCGATTGGCGACCCACCGAAGGGTCATATCGGATGGATGGCAGGAGGATGCTACATATCAACATCCGATGGTCGGTTCAGTCGAGCGGTTGAGCATATATGTGGGCATCACTTTTATGGTGCAGTTCCATTGCATGACCGCAGTGAGACTCAAGAGATGTACGATTCAATGTGGAATTAAGGAGATGGCTATGGATAAAAAAGAAAAGTTGGGTTACACATTCGCAGTAATTGACTTGGTAGAAACCTGCATGGGCATGATCGCCAAGTATCCAGATCGTAGCATCGAGGTCATAGAACACATGACCAAGAGGCTCGACCAACTGGAGGGCGAGTACATACTCGTTGAGTATAAATGAATTGGGCGGGATTACTATTCGTGATCGCTATGGTGGAAAGTGGGGGCAACCCCACGCCACCCGATGGCAAGTTAGGCGAGGTCGGGATGTATCAGATACTAGATGTGTATGTCCAAGATGTGAATCGCATTTACAACACCTCTTATACACAAGAGCAGTGTCGTGATCGAAGGATAGCGGAATCGGTTATGATAAAGTATCTGAGGTACTGGTCGCACCGATACGAATTGAACACAGGAAAGAAGGCCGATGCTGAAGATTACTTTCGATTGCACAATGGCGGTTGCCACTTTTGGAAGAAATCGCACAAGACAGATGGCTACTGGAAGAAATGTCAATATGTGATCGACAAGTACGGCGTTAGAATTTAATATAATAAAACAATAAAAAAAGGATAAGACATGAGTTATGAAGAATTAGAGTTCGAGATGGCCTTCCATCCGCAGACGAGTGAGTACAACTCAGACTCGTACACGCTGTTCGTCCCGTTTGACTTGCACGAAGGTGCAGACGAGACGGATGAGGGCAAGTTCTACAAGATACCCTTGTATGAAGATGAGCTGAAGAGATTGTTCCAGTTATGCTGTCAGCAGGAGTGCGTCAAGCAGATGTTCCATGATGCGATAAACGATATTAGAAAAGAGAGAGGTAAAGTATGATAAAAATAACAAGAGTAGTTGACGACAAGACTGCTACAGAAACTTGTCCAGATGTGATGTACCGCATCGAAGATCGTATCAACGACAATCGTGATGGTTGTCAGCAGGTGATTGTCTTAACTCGTGATGAGTTGGGGCAGTTGCATCACTTGATAGATGTGCAGTTCATGAGTGAGAGCAATGACCATGAGGAATCAATGAGTTCCGCCCAAGAAGAGAATGAGGTGCTTGATACCCCATCGATAGCAGATATGCTAGATAAGCAAGCCATAGAACGTAAACAAGAAGAGATCAATAACGAGATGGCATGGGACGATCACAAAAACAAGTGGAGTACATAATATGTTATTAAAACTAGTAGGAGTTACATTCGCCACCAACAACAATCCAGAGCTGAAGAAGCTACGCCCTAGTGGCGTGGTCAGCTTTGAGGCAGAGCCAGACAACGAGTACGACCCGAAAGCCGTCAAGGTCATGTACAAGGGCGACCAGATAGGTTATGTACCGAAGTCGGAGTTGGCACAAGAGACTGCTCTACAGGCAGGCACAGCTAAGATCATCGACTACGCATACTATGACCCAGACCTGCGATGGAACGAGAGTCATGTAGGTCAGTTTCAATCAATGACTTACGACATCGAGGAGCAGATCGAGGAAGGCTCGAATCGAATCATCGGTGGCAGGTACGTCAGATGCACTACATTCCTAAAGTACTTCGATACTGCAGGCGGTGCGGAGGGTTTGATCAGATGGGCGTTCAGTCAAGGCACTACCTTTGAGGAGTATGAGGAGGCGTTGAATGAATGTGCCGAGAATGGCACGCTTATGCACGATGAGATCGAGGGTTACTTCAAGACAGGTGAGTTCACCGAGGGTAGAAAATATTTGCCAGAGGGTTGGGATAACTTTGTCAACAAGTACGAGCCAGAGATGATCTATGGCGAGGAGCGGTTCTACGACAACAACCTAATGGTCACAGGGCAACCCGACTTTGTCGGATACATTAGCTACAAAGGTCGGCGTGTTCGTGCCGTAGTGGACTGGAAAAGTTCTAAACGGCCTTCACTGAAACACAAGATACAGGCTAGTATCTACTCCATGAACGCATCATTGGACGAACAACCCATCGAGGTTGCAATGGTTGTGGCATTCGGGGCTAGTACCAAGCAGGGATTCAGTGTAGCGGTAGTTGAGCGTGAGCAAATCGAGTCAAACTACCTCGCAATGGAGTATCTCAGCAAAGCTATGGAGTGTGTGGGGGTGAAGGCAGATGAGTACTAACCCTAATTACTACGCAATCATACCCGCAGAGATCAGATACGACAGTCAGTTGTCAGCTAATGAGAAGCTGATGTACGGAGAGATTACAGCACTTGCCAATAATACTGGCGAGTGTTGGGCTTCCAATGCATACTTCGCAAATCTGTACAACAAGGATATTCGAACCATCACAAGGTGGATTAGTCACCTCATAAAGTTGGGCTTCATTGACTGCAAGCTACAGTATAAAAAAGATAGCAAGGAGGTTGAGAAAAGAATTATCACCCTATCGACAAAAATGACGGCACCCTATGGACAAAAATGTCCTGACCCCCACGGCAAAAATGTCGGGGATAATAATACAAGTAAGAATAATACAAGTATAATAGACTTGGAGTTATTTGAATCGCTATGGAAAGCGTATGGATGCAAGGGTACAAAGCAAATAGCTAAGAATTATTGGTCTAGATTGTCGAAAGCTAATCGCCAAGCAATAGCTGATGCACTACCCAACTATGTCGAAGCCAGACCAAGAGAGTACCGCAAAGATTTTCAGGGTTGGATTAATCCCGATTATAAGCGGTGGCAGGATGAAGTTTACATTAAACAACCAGAGATAAAGGAATATTAATGAAGTTACCACACTCACCAGAAGATGAACTAGGTGTGTTGGGTTCGTGTCTAATTGATTGTGCGTTGATTCCAAAGATTGACTTACAACCGAAAGATTTCTACGACCCACGCCACGAGAAGTTATGGAACGCACTACAACAGCAGTACAACGAGGGCAAGGCTATGGATGCGTTGACCATCGGTGCTTGGCTGAAGGATAAGAACCTGCTCGATCAAGTCGGTGGCTATGATCACTTGGTTCGGTTGCAGTCTGAAGTACTGGTATCAGCTCACTCTCAGCACTACTCAGAGGGTGTCCGAAAAGCCTCAAAATTGCGTCAGGAGATAGCTATACTCCAAGATGGGTTGGGGTCTGCCTATGGCGGAGAAAGTGTCTCTGAGAGGGTAATTAGTGCCTTAAATCTAGGTGCGATGGGGAAGGATGATGATCGTACTTGGTTAGAGATGGGCGATGACTTCATTCAGAGCTGTATCGAGGGTACAGTAGGTCACTATGATTGGTGGTGTGAAGAGTGGACTAAGAAGCTAGGTAAGATGTCTAGTGAACTGATGATTCTGCACGCACCCCGCTCCACAGGTAAGACAGCGATTATGTTGCAATGGATTGTCAACGCACACCGCAACGAGATGCGTACACCGCTTGCCTCGATTGAGATGCTGAAGCCAGAGCTAATGCCACGACTACTTGCTCACGCAGGTCAGGTCAATACATATAATATGAGAACTAGAGGTTACGCAACCGAAAGCGAGATTGGTCGGTCACGATCAGCCAACAAAGAGATTAAGTCGTTAGAGTTGTGTGTTCGTGACAAGGGTATGAGCATCGAGGATATACGAGGTTGGGCTATCGCTGAGGCTAGGAATGGTGCAGACGCTATCTTTATCGACAACCTACTATCGATTAACGATGGCGGTAAGAAGTACGACAGCAAGACGCTGATGTACGATGACTTTATCCGCAAGTTGCGTGATTTGCGTGACGAGTTGGAAGTACCTATTATCATACTTGCCCACCCGAACAGCGAGGGACAGGTGGCTTGGAGTAGAGATGTTGAGAACTTTGCTGATGTTATTCTCTTTATATGTAACGTAGATGAGCAGGGTACAAAGGTTAATGGTAGAATGATAGACTATGAGGGCGATGGCCATGTCTTTGCTAAATTTCAGAAAAACAGACAAGGTATCAGTCCAGTTGCTACCATGATGTTTGACAAACAGTATCAGACCTTTAAACATTTGGAGTGGCATTGATTAGGCATATTTATAGAGAAGATGGGATCCGAAAGGTTAAGGAATTTCCTTACAAATATAAGGGAAAAGGTATTGACTATAAACAACTCGATCCGTACTATGAATGGTGTAAAGAGAATAAACATACAGAATTTCTGGGTTTATTCTTTCATAAAGACAAAAATTAGGAGTAACACAATGGGACTAACAAACGGGGCTACCACGAGTAGCAAGATAGTAACAATCGTCAAAGGTAAATTCACTATTCGTTTACCTGAAGGCACAGACGATCCAAATGCGGTAGAACGAACACTTGAAAAAGGTGCTAACGCAGGCAAGGTCGTTAAGGAACTACAGTACACAGGCATCGAGGGAACAATCGAAACCTGTTACGTAGAAGAATCAGAGTACGGCACTAACTTTGTTACCGAGTTAATCGATGACGAAGGTGCAAGGTTTAAGCTACAGATGCCATTAGACTCACAGTTCTTTGGTCAGTATGCGAAGCGTATGCCTAACATCGACACAGCAAAGCCTTTATTTTTAGGGCTAGGGTTTGATCGTGAGCGTGGGCGTAACTTCTTATATGCACGACAGAATGGTGAGAAGGTATCTATGGCTTATACCAAAGACAACCCCAACGGACTACCCGAACCAACCAAGAAAACTGTGAAGGGCAAGGAAGTATGGGATTGGGAGGCACAAGAGAACTTCCTGTACGAAGTGGCCATAGATTTCGGGTCTAAATTAGATACATCGGACATTCCTTTCTAATGGCTACTAAAAAACGCAAAGCTAAAAAGAGGGACAGAAAATGGTATCTTCAGAAGTTACTTCAGAAAGCCAAACTTTGCGTTAAAGATCGTGATGGTTACGTCTGCCAACATTGCAACAAAGAGTGTAGTGGGCGTGACTGTCACGCATCTCATATTCTAAATGTGGGAACGCATAAATGTTTTGAGATAGACCCAAGCAACATGAAGGTATTATGCTCTTATTGTCATCTACATTGGTGGCATAAGGATGTACTTCATGCTACCGAATGGTTTAGAGATAAGTTTCCAGAGAGATATATTTATCTAATGGAGGCTTCTAAAGAGAAGTTTAAGATACCCACTTCTAACCTTATAGAATTACATAAAAATACAAAAGGTGATGGCTCTGACTATGGTGAAAAATACTATGAAATGATAAAGGATATAATATGAAGCACACAATTAAACATAAAAACTATGGCGTAAATGGAGATCAGCAACTAGTTGACGTTGATCATTGGACTAGGAGTAAAGCAATTAAAGCGTTCTGCACGGAGTGCTTGGGACATGAAGTTCATCCTAGAGAATGCACAACTGTGTGCTGTGCTTTGTATCCGTTCAGAGGCAAGACTTTAGTAGCTTGGAAAGACGGCAGACCAATCAAGGACGAAGAAAAATCTGGATACGCTTACGGGATTAAGAAGGTTATAAATGGATAACGATTTCTTTTTAGATTTATTCGGTGCGTTACTTATATCACTGTTGCTTGCTTGTTTGTTTTTAGAACTAAAGGAGTATTTCTAATGTTTACATTAAATGTAGTGTTAATTTCTTTATGTGTAATGATTATAGCCATTGGTGTTATGAGTGGCGGTGATTAATGAGAGCCAAAGATTTCAAGCAGAGTTGGGAACGAGGGCAAGAATTAGAAAGGAAGTTTTATGAAATACTTAAGTTGCGTGACAAAAATGCAAGAGAAGCGACACGCCAAGAGCAATACAAACACATTGATTTTTTTACCTACTTCGGAACTATCGATGTTAAAAGTAAAAAGAGGATTGGTAGATCAGATGTTAATGAGCAAGAAACCATCGTGTGGCTTGAGTATAAGAACGTGCAAGGACGTAATGGTTGGCTCGTGTCGTGCGTTGATATACTTGCATTCGAACGAGATGATGACTTTATACTCGTCAAACGCAAAGAGTTACAAAAAATGGCGGATGAGTTGTGCGACCTAACAGATATGGTGACCAAGTCTAGTGAGGCCTTATACAAAGGTTACACCCGCAAAGGTAGAGAAGATTTAATAACACAAGTAAAGATGAAAGATATAATGAAACTAGAACATAAAATATGGAGCAAAGATGCCGTACAGTAAACGAAAATCAGTAATGATAGAGCAGTTAGTAAAGCTATATGACCTAGAAACAGTGGCACATGGGTTAGAGATAACGGTCGATAGTGTTAAACGAGCATTAAGATATGCAAAAAAGGTGTGTTTATAATGCAAGAGATAACATTAAAACAAAATAATATATCTGTAACTATCTCCAAACCAGATGGAGAGAGTAGAGAAGAGTTAGTAGAACTTATGAGCACCGCATTATCTTGGATAGAAGCAGAGACTATTGTACTAGGTGAGTGCGAACTTGAAGATGATAATATTTATATAGAAACTAATGTTCCTCGTGATAATATTGAACACGAGGGTATGTAAAATTAAAACAGAAAAGGAGGAAATAACCCTTCTAAAATAAAAATAAACTATTGAAAACGCTGAATTAAGAGGGGCTTAATCGCCCCTTTTTTATTTGTCTAGCTTGATT